GTCAGAATTCAGGTTCAGCTTCAGGCTGATCAGAACTCTGGCCCTGTGGATCAGTGGGCCCAACCAACCAGGTTGGGCACTTTGCCACAGGTTCCAGGCGTCCCTGACTCACTTCTCCCTTAAGAGGGGGGCCAGTAATAGGCTTGATAGCCTTGACCTGTCCCTTCACCGGTTTCGCAACCGTGGGAGGAGGAGGAGGTTCCGATGAAACACTCGGTCCGGCAGACCCCCGTTTGGGCTCATAGAGTCTCATCACGGGGTCGTCACGAAGACGTGTCTGTACACGATGTCTGGTGGAGTCCTTTTCAGACTTCTCCAGGCGCTTCAACTCCTCCGGGTTAAACCCGTAAAAGTCAAAGATCCCACGTTCAGAGAACATGGGAATCGTGTTGATCTTGGTGGAACCACTAAGATCCGGAAGTTGGTCTCCCATTTGTGCTGTCAGTACATTTGAGAGATTAACGAGCGTTTGGGAATCACCTCGGTACACATTTGTGTAGGGGCCCCCGACATTGTCGGGGACCAGAGGTGAGAGATCCAAACCTCGGTGTCCAGCAGTAACAGAGTACTGGTCCCATTTCCTGGACCAATACTTACTGATATTGCTGGCCTTCGATCCCAGTGAGTCAAGGAAGGAGATGGGGTTGCTGACCTCAGAACCACTAGGGTTCTTATAAGGTCGGAAGGCAACCACACCTTCTTTGGTCTGCGTGACCATGAAACCGGCAAACTCAGCCAGGTTTCCCTTGAATGACTTATGTTCCGAGATTGGAACTTCCAATTCGGACATAGTCAAACGGTAGTTGTCCGCAACACGTTCGTCGGAGAAGACAATGTCATCTCCAAGAACGTAGAAGGTTCTACCGTTCTGGAACAGGGAGACAGGGGGATGAATCCCTCCATCCTCTTTGTTCCAGGATCTCACTTGCTCCATGGTCTCCCTTTCCACTGCGTCAGCAACCACAAGGTTGCTGAGGTGGAAGAGGGGGAAAGAACCATAGAGTCCCATCGGTTGTCCTGTCCCATAAGAGATAGGACCCCAGGGGGAATCGAAGGTGCGTTTGCACACCTGCTCGAGTGCTTCCGCGTAGTTGGACATTCCGAGGCCTTCCAGTAGGGCCAGGGAATAGCTACGTGGGAACCTGTCTGTCGCGGAAGAAAGGTCGGTACAGAATACCGGCTTTCCCTCCTGCATGTGTCGTAAGACACCATGGACTCCTCTTAACTGGTCCTTGACGCACGAAGCGTCAGGGAAGGCATGTTCCGCCACACTCGCTAAGCGATTGTGGAGGGGCATGAACGCCAGTTGGAGCCAGGCAGTCGGCATTGCCACCACTCTCGCCTTGGCACCTTGCTCTTGAAGCACGGTGATCTTCCCAACATGAGGATCCCGGGGGATTGACTTCCTCAGGTGGAGCCTTAACTCCCGACAAGGAGTTAGGTAATCCAAGGACTCAGGGACCCAGGTTGTTGAGATGAACGAAAGGACCATAGGTCCATAAGGTTCATCCCGCCAACCCTTAGGGCCCTTGAGCGGAGAGTAGTAGTAAGAGGAGGCGTGGAGGCCATCGGCATACCTGGAAGAGATTCCGGGTTTCCAATCGCACCCACTTTTCTTCCTCAGAGCCCTAAGAACAGAGTTC